TGTCTCTTGTATTTAAATATTGATGTATTTGTATTTTTCCTTGTATTCTATTTTTATCAGCCCTACGAAGTTTATGACCAGACCTCAATAAAACCTCACCTACCGTTGGGCCTGTAGTCCCTGTCCTTGCCCAAGCAGATGTATCTAATACACCCGCTACAGAAAATGGATCTTCAATTTCCCTTGTAGTTATTATAGAGGCTAAATCCTCTCCTGTCAAGCCTTTTTGGTATAATTCTCGATAAATTATTAAGGTTCCGTCATTAATATCTAATGTTCCCCATAAACAGCAGCTTTCAGAAGCATACCCATAGTCAATTCCTTTTACTCTTTCCCAAGCTAGAGGGATAACAAACGGAGGAATAACATGGACATCTATATCAAATTCAGTAAATGCTGCACCTTCTGCTACATCCCAATTACCTTCTAATAGTTGTTTACGTTGAGTAGGTGGCAGAGATTTAAGCATAACCTCATATGCGCCATCTTTAGCTAAATAAGGATTATCAATTAACTTAGCTGGAATAAATTTACGAGTTAGACCATCATTACCCTTAAAGCTAGTATTAATAGGGGCTGCATCTATATATCTTTTCTTAACCCAATGTGATCCTACACCCCCCGGATTAGCTGTACAACGTAAGTAGGTTTCTATATCAGAATCAGTAGTTCTTAGACGAGAAGCTAAATAATTCCAAGAGAATTCTGTAGGAAGATGGGTTATTTCATCAAATCCAATCCAAGAATAGGATTGTCCCTGATACCGATAAACATCTGCATCTCGTTCAAGGAAACCAAACTCTATCTTGGCTCCGCTTGGGAAGTTCCATATCTTTTCTACTTCCCTGAACTTTGAACCGGGGAAAGCTTGAGGATAAAGTTCACGCGATTTATCTATTAATTCTCTTAGCTCTGGCATAGATCTTCTTAATATTAAAGCTCTATGAGCTTTTTTATGACAGTATCTTAAAGGATCAACAAGCATAGCAAAGCTTTTGCCACCTCCTGCTGCACCTCCATAGAGTACATCCTTTTCTCCAGCCGCTAAGAAATCTGTCTGTGGGCCTTCATTCGGGTGGAAAAGGACATGGGCATTACTTAAACTCTCAACAACAGAAGGAGTCGTTTCTTTTAATTCTTTTTCTGTAACTATTTTACCTTCTTTAGATTCAGAGGTTACTTTTTTTAATAACTCTTCTTCTTTATTTAACTTTCTTTCTTTATCCTTTAAGTATTTTTTAGCCTTTTGAACCTTAGTTTTCTTCTTTCTTAGTTCTAGTTTTCTTCTATGCTCTGCTGAATAAGTATACGAAGACTTAGATCCTTTAGGTCTGCCTCCCTTTTTACGAGGTTTTCCATTACTACCCATAATGAAAGAACCATCCTCATTCTTTTGAAAATGATCAGGGAATACCTCCCATAAAGGCTTTTCTAAATATTTTTTAAGGGCTACATGGCTAATTTTACGCCCACTTTCTTGTTCTACAAGAGAAGAAGCGTCCCTTAAAGATACTTTTTTATTCTTTAATTGAGTTAAATACTTGAATAGTATATCTAATTCATTACTAACAGGTGCAAACCACCCGTCCACTTCACTAAGTTTATAGCCAAAAGGAACAGTGGAGCCTCTTCTTTTTATATAACCCGGCTTACTCACCCACTTCTTCTACTTCAGTATATTCACCTTCCGATATATTAATTGTTCTCTTTTCAGGAAGTATAAAAATACTATTAGTAACTTTATGATTGATGTCAAGCTTCTCTTTCTTTGAAACACCTACCCTATCTAGGATGGTCTGAGCAGCCTGTAACTTGACATTAGCTTGGGGAACAGCATTAGAACTCTTCATCATTTCAATTAGCTTGAAAGCAGCCGAAGGAGCTTCCCTAGCGAGGACATCTGAGGCTAAATCCACTATTTCATGTTTAAGACTTTGTATAATTTGGTAGTGATTTCCTGAATATCCAGCAAGTTCCGCTGACAGCTTTAAGTCTCCTTTTGTTTCAATAAGATTACTAAGGAAACTTTGCTGTTTCTCTGTTAAAGTTCTTGTTGTAGATGGTAAGTTCGACATAAAGTTTATCTCCTTATGTATTATATTATAGGCTCTATGGAGTATTTGTCAAATATACTTGACAAAACTGAATCTCGACTGTATACTGAAGGTACTCCTCCCCCCCGTTACATACCTATATAACTACTATATAGCCCCGCCCGAATGTTTGTAGGCTGCTTAACGCTGAAAAGTCTTTGAAATGTTCGTGTTTTAGCATATATGGGGGGAGGTGGGGGTGGTCATCCTGCCCGACCCCTTTCTATTATATACTTTACAGAATCTTTATAGTAATCAATAACTTATATAATCTATCTAATAAATTAAAGAATATTCTGCGCCAGGTTAGAGCCTACCTAATCCCCTATCTATTAGACCCTTACGTTAGACCCTGAGTAACTCTAAAAAGCTCCACAGTGAGCATCCATGCGGTATGGGGTAGGGTCTAAGCCTAGAATAGCCGTTAGGCTTTGTGTGAGGCTCTAAGAAGCGCGTTTAGGGGTAGGTAGTAGGGTAGTGAGGGTAGGGGGTTCTAATCGCTCTAATAGGCTCTAAGAACATTGAGGATCTCAGAATCGGCTATAAGCTATTGATTCTATTGATTTAAGTTTTTTATACAGGCAAAAAAAAGCCCCGCTATTAACGGGGCTAAAGGGGACGCACTGAAAAGTGATTAGAATAGGTTGCGAGCTTCCTCCAAGTCTACCTTGCTAGGCTCAATAGACATTGCCCTAGTACTGGCTGGATTGTCTTTACGATGTACACCCTTAAAAGCATATTCGAGAGACTCTCTTAGAGCCGCATTACCGCCTATTTTGTCAGCATTGCCGGATGATTTTATAGCTCTTTCAAAGTCGCCATTATCCAAGTGACTAAGTTTAGGAACTGTGATATTCCACGCTGACAACTGGTGGCGATGTAGTTGTGAGGAATAATCCTTTTCCTCAATTACCTTTTCAAGATTGAACGTGCTATTAGACATTTTCAAAGTTCGATTAATTTTAACCGCTTGCCCTTCTTGTAATCCTCCCTCTTTACGTTTAGACAAATTGCCTTTAGGCGTTACAAGTATTCCGGTACCATCAAATATCAAACTCATCAACAACACTTTTCGAGAATTGATAGTATCTTGTAATTCCTCTGATCCTTGTGTCTTTGGAGATGTTGGCAATCCTATTGCAGCTATTTGACTGCCAACCCATACAAACTTATGGATTAGATCCATTGGCGACATTGCTGTTCCTTTTCTCCAGTACACATAGTCATTGACTATTTCTAGTTTAGTTTGATTTCCCATGACGTTTAATTTCCTTCTATTGTTCGGTGCGAAATAGCACCATACCCTCAGACCGTAAACGATCTAATTCTA